GGGCCGTGAGACGGTGTTGGTGTCGAGGAGATCCCCCGACGAACGCACGACACGTCACGACGACGTAGTCGTCACCCGTAAGGAGCACATCATGAGCAAGCTGCAGTTCACCGAAGGTGAGATCATGTTCGACGGTGTCGCCGTAGGCGACCTGGTGGCCGAAGGCCACGACGACTTCTGGACCAGCATCCAGGACGGCGAAGCCGTCTACCTGCCGAGCGAAGCTCGGTACGAGCCGTGGGACGGCGAAGCCGTCACGAACGACTCCGAGGCTGCGAAGCAGCTGGCGTTCAAGGCCGAGTGCGACGCCAAGGCCGCACGGGAGCACGTGATCGGGAACCCGCTCGTGACGCCGAAGGCGTCGAGGCGGATCGACCAGATCATGGCCAAGCAGAGCCGCAAGCTCGCCTACGGCGACCTCAGCTGGTCGGCCCGAGCGTAGCTCGGCATTGCAGCGAAGCTGCAGCTTGAGTCACGGCCCTTCAGGGCCGTGGTTCCTGCTGTGTCATCGAGGCACAACGGGGCGAAGCCCCGATCACGAATGGAGGATCAGCCATGGCTGATCGAGTGTTGGTCATCTGCTACCAGAAGTCCCAGCCGAAGGCTGGCTGGAGCCACTCCGTGGGCGACGAGGTCGCCTCGGCTTGGTTCAGCGACGGAGTCGCTGTCTACGACTCCCAGCCCCTTGGGGCTTGGTTGCTGGCCGTTGCTGGCACCTACGGTGCCATCCACACCGAGGTCACGCCGCTGGAGGCCGTCAAGGCCTCCATGCTCGACCCGAAGGGTCGCCGCAACGACTGGAACACGCCGCTCGGCGACGAGCAGTGGGGCCAGCCGAAGGCTGACGGGACGGTCTGCGAATGGTGACCCACGACGAGTTCGCCCCGAAGGGGCTGTGCGCCACGAGCCTCGGAGAGGCTCGGTACGGCGTCGTGGCAGGCTTCCAGCATCCCCTTGGGGATGACCTGCCGATCAAGGTGGCCCTGTGCGGCCACTGCGGGCGAATCGTGCCCGTCGCCATGGACGCCCGTGAGGGCGCAATGGTCGCCGTCCCAACCCACAAGAGCATCCCCCGATAGGGGGATGCACATTGCCCTTATGGCAGGCCCTACGGGGCCTGTCATTTGGGGAGTGTCACCGTGGCATTCCTGAAAGGAATGAAGCAATGAACCTGAACATCATCGGCTACGCCGTGTTGGTCATCTCGGCCGACGTCCCGCAGCCCGACGTGTTCGACTCCGAGCCGAAGGCTCAGGAGTACATGACGCTGGCCAACGCCATCGGCGTCGAGGTCAGCGGGCCGTACCCCGTCGTGGACACCAAGTCCTTGGACTTGGAGGTCCCCGAGGACTGGGCCGACGACGTCACCTGTGGTGACGACTGCCCGAAGTGCGGGGACTACGTCCCCGAGGACGAGGTCCAGCACGACATCGAGACGATGTCGGACTCGGAGTTCCTGGCCAAGTACGCCGTCAAGCTCGACGACGACGTCGTCGACATGAACGAGGACTGGCCCGAGACGGGACCGTTGGTCCCCGACGCCCCGAGGTCCAACCTCGCCTTCGGCGAGTTCCTGCCGAACCCCGAGGACATGGAGGGCGGCTTCGACCTGGACATCGACCCTCCCGAAGGGATGGACGATGACGACATCGACGTCGTGGCCAACGCCTTCACCTGGGCCACTTCGTGGCCAGTTGGCAACGCCGAGCCCGTTGAGTCGTCTACGACGATCAACCTGTTCCTGGTCAACAGCGACGGGTCGTACTGGCAGTGCGGCATCCTGAGCGCCAAGGACGCCCCCAAGGGCGTCCGTCACCTGGCGGACGTGCTGTCGGCTGTCGTCGAGGGTCGGGAGATGGCGACCTACGGTCGCATCCTGAACCGTGACGAGGCCAAGGCGCAGATGGTGTACGCCTGGGAGACGGCCAACAACCCCCAGTTCCGTTACACGGAACAGGGCTGGGACATCCCCTAGCCTGGGCGCAATGCATCCCCCCCCGCATCACGCAGTACGGCCCAAAGGGCCGCAGCTTGACAAGCATGAGACGATGGCATCGGAAATCCCGAAGTCACGACGACATCCTAGGAGGATGTGCAACATGATGACCGCAACGCAGTTGGTGATGGTGCTGAGCACCATTTCCCCGACCGACCTTCCGTCGGTCACCAGGGCCAAGGCCCTGTACAAGGCGTTCCGAGTGGAGCGTGGTTTCGCAGCGGCTTCGCCGCAGCTGCTGACCGAGCCCTCGGCCAACGCCAAGATGGACAAGTCCATCCAGCCCAGCTACGGACTCAGCCTGTCGCCGTGGCGACTGAGCGGGGTGCTGAACGCTTGCATGAAGGCCACTAGGGGTTGCCGTTCGCTGTGTCTCAACACAGCTGGCAAGGGTCGGTACAACTCCGTCCAGGAAGGACGGAAGGTGAAGACGCAGTTCCTGGTCGCTCACCCCGAAGCCTTCCTGGCGCTGCTGGTCCACGAGCTACGCCGTGCCGTGAAGCGGCACGACGTGCCGATCGCCATGAGGCTCAACGTCCTCAGCGACATCCAGTGGGAGACGGCTACGCCGTGGCTGTTCGAGATGTTCCGTGACGTCACGTTCTACGACTACACGAAGCACCTGGATCGGGGCAGGGCCCCGATGCCGAACTACCACCTGACCATGTCAGCATCGGAGATGATGACCAACCTGGACATCGCCAACCTGCTGGGCATGGGCAACAACGTCACCGTTGTTGCGGACAAGCTGGACAAGGTCGTGCCGACCCATTTCATGGGTCACCCCGTCATCGACGGCGACCTGACGGACTTCCGTCCCAGCGACCCCAAGGGGGTCGTGGTCTTCCTCAAGCCCAAGGGCAAGGCGCAGAAGGCGCCTCGGGGCGGCTTCGTCCGCACCGCTGACGGCTTCGAGGTGAGGGCATGATCTGCGCTCACTGCGACCACGACATCGAGCGTCACTTCGATGGGCTGAACGGCCCATCGGAGTCGTGCTCGCAGTGCGTCGTGGAGATCCTGGCGGGCACCCACCCGTACAGCGACTACGTCGACCTCGACGACGACTACACGGACCAGCTGCGCAGTGCCCGACAGTGGGCCTGCGTGGACTTCGACCACTGACCCCTTGGGTCAAATCCCCCCCCTTGACAGGGCTGATAACGTGCTAATCGGCACTCCAGCCACCCCGAATACATCCTGAAAGGATGCCACAGTGAACAACGTTGACACCTGGCGAGCCGAGGACGGCTCGTACCCCACCAACGGCTACGGCGACTGGGTCGCCAAGCACGCCCAGTGGACCCCGCCGACCTTCGAGCAGGTCTACGAGGGCCGAGTGGCCCGCCTCAAGGACCTGACGGCCTTCTGGGCCGAGAGGATGCAGTCCTCCGACGTCAAGGCCGACCCGTCCCGCTACGCCTTCGCCCACGGCATGTGGAGCGGGGCCAAGGCGGCGCTGGTCATCATGGGGGAGGTGCTCTAGTGAGCAAGCTCACCCTGGGCCTCCTGGCCGTCCTGCTTGTCGCCTTCGGCGCCCTGTCGTCGTGGCTCGTTGTCGAGCGTCAGCCCGTCAACCACTGTGCTCTCGTGGACTACGTCCACGGGACCTGGTACAACCACCAGGGTGAGGCCGTCGGCCTCGCCCCCGTCGAAGATGCACCCATCACCTACCTAGGAGAGTGTGGACAATGACCACCGTCGATGACTACGTCATCACCGAACGTACCACCCTCAAGGGCATCACCTGGTACGCCAGGGAGATCCTCAAGCGTGAGGGGCTGGCTGACGCTGGCTGGGTCGTGGTCTGGGACCACGCCAAGCGCCGCTTCGGCCAGTGCTGCTACAGCAGCAAGCAGATCCACCTCAGCCAGGCGATCTTCTCGCAGCCCGAGAACCGCCCCAAGGCGCAGGACACCATCCTGCACGAGGTGGCCCACGCCCTGGCGGGGCCTGGGGCGGGCCACGGCCCGCTGTGGGTCAGCCAGGCTCTCGCTCTGGGAGCGGTGCCCCAGAGGACGGCGTCCGTCGTCGTGGCCCCCAAGGGGGCCTGGCTCGGCAGCTGTGGCTGCGGCCAGGACATCCACACGAAGTACCGCATGACCAAGGGCCGCACATGGTCCTGCCGCAAGTGCCAGACCACCGTCACATGGAAGAAGGGCTAGACATGAGCATGTTCCCTGGTGCCTACAGCACCATCATCACCAACGAGGCGGGCGAGCCGCTGGGGTGGGACAACCACTACCACGACGACGAGCCCACCTACGACGACTACGCCGACTCGGTCCGTGAGGCCCAGGCGGAGGCGGAGTACGAGCGCTACATGCAGGACAAGGCCGACGAGGGCCTGTGCTGCGAGGAGGGCGACTGGTACGGCTCCGACCCCCAGAGCCTGTGGCTCTGCTCGTGGTGCCACGAGGTCATCCCCCCGCAGCTGCACAAGGGCCGTGGGGTCCTGCACCCCGAGGAGCACAGCGGCACCGCCGACTGGGCCCGTGTCCCCCGCAACCCGTGGTGGAACAAGCACCACCTGCACGAGATGGAGGTCGACCTGCTCGACGGCCTCCTGTGATGCCATCAGCCACAGGCTGTCAGGGCCCTGCTGGGTTGGGCCTTGACAGCCGTGGTACGTTGTTCCCAGCAAGCCAGCCATCCACAACCACCTGAAAGGTGAACATCATGACCAAGCGCTACACCATCCACCACGACCCCTACATCAACCCCAACGCCTACTGCACCATCCACGACAGCCTCGTGGACTGCGGCGACGGTCAACGCATCGCCCTGGACGACGCCACCCAGAAGGCCCAGCGGTTCTGGGGCGGCTCGGCGGCGTGCCGCAACCACCTCGGTGAGGCCCTGGCCCAGGACATGCCCACCCCCCAGCCCGTGACCCAGGTCGCCATCTACGACGTGCCGATGGTGGTCACCGTCACCGACGGCAAGCTGATCTCGGTGGCGTTCAACGCCAACGAGGCCATCCCGTCCATCGCCAGCTGCGACATGTCGTTCGCCGACGCCTCGGCGTACGAGACGGCCAAGGCGGTCTGGGACCTGGTCCAGTCCATGGCCAAGTACGAGCCCACCATGGTGACGTCATGAGGGCCCGAGTGGCACGGCACGCCGTCCTGTTCCGCAAGGGGCAGACGGCGCACGCCGTGACCGACCTGGACACCCTGGCGTCCATCTGCGGCAAGCCCGTCAACAAGACGGCCAAGGACGTCTTCTGGGCGTCCCAGCGGCGTTCCGCCGTGACCTGTCAGCGCTGCCACGACTCCATCTGGAGCGGGCGTACCAAGTGGGAGGTGTCGCCGTGAGCACACGAGTCGACGTGTACTGGAACCTGCACAAGCAGCTGTTCAGCATCCGCAACACGACGACAGGCCGTGTGATCGACCACGCCACCGAGGTGTGGGTCGAGAACGCCGACCTGGTCGTCCAGCCCGCAGGGCGGGACAGGGTCCGCCGTGAGGGCAAGAAGAACGTCCACGCCTTCGTGCGGGGCAACCTGTACTCGGCAACGATGACGGTGCGGGGCCCGTCCCCCTCGTTCGAGGGGTACCTGCCGCACCACCGAGTCTCGTACAACCCGTACGAGAACGACACCTTCGTGTCGAGGGTGACGGGTCAGCCCGTCACCTCCGCCTCGATGGTCCAACTGCTCAAGATCGGCCCCAAGCCGCTCATCTGGGCAGCCGCACACAACTACAAGGAGACGCTCACATGAGCACCAACCTGCCAGACGGGGGCCTGTTCGCTCAGGCCCTGGACATCCTCGACCAGCGTGGCTGGTCCCAGGGCATGATGGAGGACGCCGAAGGGCGGGTCTGCATCCTCGGGGCCTGCAACCTGGCTGCCTTCGGCAACGCCTTCGGGGCGCCCTGCGACGACACCCCCGAGGCCGACGCCGCCTACGAGGCGGAGCAGGTCATCTGGGGGCAGGTGGCCCGTGAGGTCGTCGGCTCCCGCCTGGGGGCCGTTGGCCCCTGGAACGACGACCCCACCACCACGGTGGACGACGTCAAGCAGGCGCTAAGGCGCCTCAGCTACCTGTACGACGAGCCCGAGTCATGAAGACGCTCGGCTTCCTCATCTTGTACGTCGGCGTGATGGCTGCGCTGATCGTCGCCGAGGGCGTCTGGGGCGTCAAGTACCCGTTCAGGGACCCCGCCCTCACGAACATCCAGCACTACAGCCAGGAGTACGGCCCGTTGGGCTACATCATCCCCGCTGTGATACTGTACGGTATCGTGTGGCTCATCAACGAGAGCAGGGAGAACCCATGAGCGCCAAGCGCGACCTGGACGCGGTGCGTGAGGCGCACCGTGTCACGGTCACCCACGTCAAGACCCGCAACCAGTGGGAGGGCAACTGCAGCTGCGACGGCTTCAGCTGCTTGTCCCCTGGGGGACCCACCAACATCGACGCCGAGGCGACCGTCAGGTCGAATATGCGTCTTCACCTTCGCCGCAAGGGCCTCCTTTAGGAGGAAATCAGGGGGTTGACAGCCCTGATACAGTGCAATCCAACCACGGCCATTTCGGCCACAACCCAAGGAGCAACACAGTGCGAATCCACACCATCCCGAGCATCGACGGCATGTCCAGCCACACCGAGGGCATCCTCGCCGACATCCTGCACGCCGTCACCCCTGGGGCCAACGAGCCCATCCAGGGGCTCGTGCTCAGCCTGCTGGGCGACCTGGTCCACGACCTGCGGCTCGACTTCGACGCCCAGCGGGGCGACATCCTGGCCGACTGCTCGGCTGAGTTGGACCGTGCCTTCGAGCGGCTCGGCTGCCTGGAGGACGAGATCGGGGACGTCGAGCAGGAGCGTGACGACCTGCTCGCTGACCGTGCCGAGGCCATCGAGCACATGTCGTCCCTGAACAGGGACCTGGACAAGCTCCAGGACCGCTACGACTCCATCGAGATGGACAACGCCGACCTCCAGCAGGAGAACGCCGACCTGGTCGAGCGGTTCGAGTCCCTGCAGGACGAGTTCGAGGACGCCCAGCGGGACCTGCTGGACGCCCAGAACGACGCCCAGGAGGTCGAGCAGCTGCGTGAGGAGAACGAGCGCCTGTCCGACATCATCGACGACCTCGGGGCTCGCCTCGACGGCTGGAGGCGGTGATGGGGGCTCGTGACGGGGTTGCGACCCTGACCTGCATCCAGTGCCTGGGGGGTGACCACATGCGATGTGGCACCCCACGCCACTGTGCCTGCTCCATCTGCACCACGCCAGGCCCCAAGAGCAGGTTCATCCGACCTGCTCGGCCCAAGACCCGCAGCCTGAACGGTCGAGCCAGCGGCGACAGCCGCATCAAGCGACCAGGCTCAGGCAAGAGCGGGCCTGCCCCCATGTCCAAGGCCGAGGAGGCCGAGATCGTGGCCATGGTCCGTCGCCTGGCGACGGCTGTCCTGAGGGAGCACGTCGATGGCACGGCGTAGCCGCAAGGAGAAGCTCGACCTGCACTTCGACCGCCAGCAGGCGGCTCGTGCTGCTGCCTTCAAGTGGAAGCAGGAGGAGATGAAGTGCGGGCGACGGGTTCGGGCTGCGACGTTCGCCTCGGAGGCGGACTACAAGCGGAAGCCCAAGCACCGCCCCCGTGTCAGTGACTACCTCGACGACATGGACTGACTTGACGTGTCGTCGTGGAGCTTGTACCATCAACCATCAATCGTTCGGGGGGGACCTAGTGGTCCCCCCCTCACTAGGAGTAACAGTGAAGTTCTTGTTGAACCCGCCCACACACGTAGAGCAGGCGATCCACCTGATGTGCGTCTGGCACGTCCTCGGCATGATCCTGCACAAGGCCAAGCTCTGCTTCGGCTACTGCTGGAGGTGCGTGCGGAACACCAACGCCCAGGCGTTCAACGACCAGCTGGCCGAGGTTCCGAGGCCTGGTGAGTGACGCCGCCAACAGGGTGCTACCGTGGGTGCCCTACGATCCGACGACGGACCCCGAGCACCCGCTCGTGGACCGCGTCTTCCCCAAGGACCAGTGCTGGCAGATCGGGACGGCGTTCTCGATGCTGACGGGGTGCGGTCCGCACAACTACGGCTACGTGGGGTACGCTCCCCACCACCAGCTGTACCTACCAGGAGGTGGCAATGCCGCCAGCTAGTGCGTCCAACCGCGTGTCGACGTGGGACGACCGTGCCCAGCGGTGGATCCACAAGATCCGCCAGTCGTGGCTGGGGACCATGATCGAGTGCCAGGAGAAGGCCCGCCGTGGGGCGCTGCCTGCGGACCACCCGCAGGCTGTGACCTGGGTCGACTCCGACGCCTCGGTGACGGGCTCCGCCGTCCACCAGGTCATCGAAGATGCCGTCGACCTACTGGAGGAGCACGAGGTCGTGGTGCCCGTGGTGGACCTGTACGGCATGTTCGACGAGGCCTTCGACAACCTGCTGGAGCGCCACCAGGTGTGGTCCGAGCAGGGGCTCGTGTGGGAGGACCGCGACGACGAGAACCAGGTGGTGTGGGTCAAGCGTCGTCGCCCCGAGACGGCGCGGGCCTTCGGCCACTCGTGTCTCGCCAAGTGGGGCAACCACATCCTGCCGACGTTGTCGCCCGTGGCCTGCGAGTACGGCTTCGGGAACCTGGTGCTGATGGACGAGCCCGAGCGGCTGGTCACCGTCAGCGGGACGGTCGACTACATCGACCGCCGCATGGGGCTAGTGGACTGGAAGACGTCGTCCCGCAACTACGAGCCCTGGGAGAAGGAGCGCTGGAACGTCCAGGCCACCGTGTACTGCTGGGCGAAGCGGCAGCTGGTGCTGCCGTACGCCGACACGTTCACGTTCGTGGTCATGGTCGACAACGCCTCGCCGACACCGCAGGTGATCACCGTGGAGCGTGGCCCCGAGTGGGACGGGTGGCTGGAGGACCAGATCAGGTCCTTCCTGCCCCTGATGGAGGCCAACGCCCCCGTGTGGCCCAAGCTCGACAACCACGCCCTGTGTGGGCCCAAGTGGTGCGAGGCCTGGGACACCTGCAAGGGCGCCAGGATCGTTTCACCGAAGTGGGCAACGCTATGACCCCCAGGACCTGCCCGAGGTGCCACGAGCAGCTTGACGACCTGGAGGACGAGTACTACGGTCCCTGCCGTTGGTGCCGCATGGAGCTACGGTCCAAGGTGTCGTCGTGGAACGAAGCCCAACAGGCCGATGCAGAACGGAGACGCCGTGAGGCAGAGGATCAGTAGATGGTGGATGCGCTACCAGTGCGCCCGTCGCGGTCACCCAGTGACCGTGTACGTGGCGCTGCCAGGTGAGGCCGATGCCTGCATGTGTGGGGAGATGTGGTACGGGTACATCGCCAGGTGGCCCTCGACGACGCCCTACAACCAGGCCGACGAGTTCGAGTGCCTCGACCCCGACTGCGACTGCCACCAGCCCTGGTACGATGGCTGACGTCATCATGCTCGTGTTCTGGTGCGAGTTGACAGGTGCGATGGCACCTGGTACACTCGCTTCCATCACAGCAACCACAACAAGGAGAAGCCTGTGACCGACGAGCCCACCATCGACATCAGCGAGAAGGTCGCCTACCTTCGGTTCGAGCGGAGCGTTTCGCCCGAGCAGTACGGCAAGCGCACCGCCTCGCTCAGCGTGCCCATCGCCCTCGGCGATGACCAGGAGGCGAACGCCCGCCTCATCGACGACATCTCGGACCTCGTTCGGGCCGTCGTCCTCGCTGCGGTCGAGGTGCCGTTCGAGTTCAAGGACGGTGCTCTCGTGGAGAGCGCCCCCGCCGTTGCGGCCAAGGTCGAGCAGCCCGCTGCCCGACCCGCCCCCGCTGCGGCTGCTGCCCCCGCTGGGGACACGCCTGCCTGCCCGAAGTGTGGCGGCGGCATGTTCGACAACCGCGAGGGCAAGCGGAACCCGAAGGCCCCCGACTTCAAGTGCAAGAAGTACAAGGGCGACGACAAGTGCGACGGGGCCATCTGGCCCTGACGCCCTGCGTCCGTAGTTCGCACCAGCGTCCACTGGTGAGCCCCAGCATCCAGGTCCTCCCGAGGCCTGGGTGGCTGGGGCACATTTCTGCTTGACGACATCCACGACGACATGAGAGGATGATGCCGATGAACGACCAACCCCTGAGTGACGAAGAGATCGCAGCGCTGTGGGATGCCCCCGAGGCACCCACGTCACCTGCGTACGACCACGAGGCGTACCGCTACTTCGTGCCCCTGCCAGAGGCAGCCAACGACTTCATCTTCCAGAGCCGCACTGTCGGCGAGAGGGTGTACACGGGCATCGACGAGTTCGATCACGCCATGCGAGGCCTGGCCCGCAAGGAGATCATGATCGTCCAGGGCTTCGCCCACTCGGGCAAGACCCTGTTCGTCACCCAGCTGATGAAGGCCAACACCGACAAGCGGGTGATCCTGTTCACCCCCGACGAGAGTCGGGTGCTGGTGCTGGTGAAGCTGGCCTCGCTGGTGACGGGTGTGTCCGCCGAGGAGTACGAGCGTCGGATCGCCAGCGGCGACACGACGGCCGAGGACGAGCTACGTGCCGTGGCCACCACCCACTTCCCGAACCTGGCCGTCTTCGACGAGGTCAACGACCTGCGGTCGATGGACGCGGCGTACCTGGAGTGCCGTGCCTTCTGGGGCCACGAGCCCGACGTCGTCATCTTCGACTACATCGACCTGCTGGCGGGTGACTCGGGCGGCGACGGCGCCACCGCAGGCAAGGTGAACGCCCTCAAGGCGTGGGGGAAACGCCGCAACCATCGGCTCATCCTCCTGCACCAGTCCTCACGGACCGCGGGCAAGGACGGTGCCGAGGTCACCATCTCGTCTGGCGCCTACGGCGGTGAGCAGCAGGCCACCTTCGTCGTCGGTGTCCGCCGCAAGCGTGACCAGTGGCGTGGACGTCTGCGTGACCTGGAGGAGAAGCGTGCCACCCAGGCGAACCCGAGCGAGCGGCTCGACGAGCAGATCGCCGATGCCAAGTGGCAGCTGGACCGCCACTGGAACACGATCACGTTCAACCTGGTCAAGAACAAGCGCCCGCCGTCTCGCCTGGTCGACGAGGTCGACTTCATCCTGGACCACGAGACGGGGGCACTCACCCGTGACGACCGCCCGTTCGGACGGGACGCCCCAGGCCCCGCCTCTCGGGTCCTCGACAAGCTGGCCCCGCCGAGGGGGTTGACACCTCCTGTACAGTCCTGGGACCGACCGTTCGACGACGAGGAGTTCTAGGTGGAGTTCGAGGTGGTCCAGGTGATGTGCGACCTGTTCCGTGGCCGCACCGACGGCTACGGGACGGACCTGGGTGGGTGCGACAAGGTCGCCCTGCCCGAGCACTACATGACCCAAGCCGAGGAGCGTGACATCCGTCTCGCCGAGTACCGAAGGCGCATGACTGCTCACCTCGTGGGCAGTGCGCCGTTCGGGGTGTACCCGATCGTGGTGGGCGACTGGCCCCTGAAGGGCGGTGGCTTCGAGGGCAACGTGGCCAAGGTGCGGTGGGGTTGCACCGACCTGGACTACGTGGACAAGCCCATCCAGGCAGGCAACCTGGCCAAGCTGCTGCGCAAGGCTGGGGTCAACGCCTGGGTCGAGACGTCCCGCTCCAAGGGCTACCACGTGTGGTCCTTCGCCTCCGAGTGGGTGCCCGCCGAGACGATGCGCAACGCCTTCCTGGCCTGCCACCAGCTGCTGGGGTTGCCCGCCAAGGAGGTCAACCCCAAGCAGGTCCACCTGAGCGACGGCCTCAAGTTCGGCAACTACGTGCGGACCCCGTACCCTGGGGCTCTGTCGTCGTGGTCCCCGCCGTACCGCCAGTCGGTCTTCGACCTACAGACGGGCCAGGCGATGGAGGTCCACGAGTTCGCAGCACGAGCGTACGACCAGCGGTCCCCGCTCCGTGCGTACGAGAAGGTGGCGTCACGGTACGTGGCACCGCCGCCACCCAAGCAGGTCGCCCTCGACTCTGTCGACGTGGACGCCAAGCGTCTGGCCCACAAGCTGGACAAGGGCGGGTACCTGGCGTTCCAGTACGGACCCCGTGAGGGGTTCGACCGCAGCGGCAGCCTCCAGCGCCTCGGCCACCTGTGCCGTGAGGCTGGCTTGACGGCGGGTGAAGCGCATGTCATACTCCGTGACGCCGACAGCCGCTGGGGCAAGTACTCCGAGCGGCCCGACTGCGAGGAGCAGCTGATGAAGCTCGTGACCAAGGCGTACCAGTGAGAGGCGGGCCTGGGTGGGACGACAGCGTGTGGGCCACGCTCGTGTCCGACCTCGACCGCCAGCTGGAGGAACTGAAGTCCCAGGCCAAGGCCGAGTACGGCCGCGGCTACGAGGCTGGCTTCAACGCTGGCTTCCTCAAGGGCGTGGGTTGGCAGGAGCCGACGTGAGCCCGTACACATTCGAGGTCGAGGGGATGCCCGTCCCCCTGGGACGACCACGCATGACACGCCGCGGCAAGGTGTACACACCCCAGCGGTCGTACGATGCGATGGAGATCGTCAAGGCTGCCTACAGGGGGCCCCTCTTCGAGGGCCCGCTCAAGCTGGAGTGCGACTTCTACTACGATCACTCCGTGATCACCATCTGTGAGCACCCTGGCATCCTGGTGGTGAGCACGCTGCGTGGTGACACCAGCAACTACGTGAAGCTCGTGGAGGACGCACTCAACGGGATCGCGTACGCAGACGACAAGTCCATCGTGGAGATCCACGCCGCGAAGTACCCGAAGGAGGGCAAGTGACGTTCGACCGAGAGACTGCCATCGAGGCAGTCGACGCCATCTTCGATGACATCGACAACGGGCGACTGGACGTAGCTACCGTGCTGCTGTTGCGTGTCGTCGTGGACCAGCTGAGTCAGCTGGTGTGGGAGCGGGAGAATGGGTAGCGCCTTCAGGGAGCGAGGCTGGACCGCCCGACTCACCGAGCTAGGCGACGAGGCCGAAGGCAAGTTCGGCGAGTACATGGAAGAGATCGGACTGGGCTTCGCCCGCTTCGGGCTCGACCGACCACCCGTTCAGGTCCACCGCCTGAGCGACTTCGTGCGGTACACCCCCGACTTCGTCACGTCGACACAGCTGGTCGAGGTGCAGGGCCACGGCCGCGAGGGCATCACCAAGTGCAAGCTGACCAAGCTGGCAGCCCTGCTGGACTGGACCAACCTGGGCGGCATGGAGGTGTCCATGTTCCTGTGGAACAGCCACCGCCAGGTGCGGTTCATGATCCCGTTCTACGCCTACAACGACGCCATGTGCGACCGTAAGGCCCGCACCCAGGGTGCGTTCGACGACGGACGCAACCCGTGGTTCGGCGTGCCCGACACCTATTTCGATGAGTACCAGGTCTGATGCACTGGCGCAAAGGACCACCCGACGAGTTCCGCTCGAAGAAGGAAGTCAGCTGGCCGCTACGCTTTGATGCGGTGGCACGCGACGACGGCTCACGCCTGGACAGCTACGACCCGCCTGGGCTGATGATGCAGGACATCCCCGAGACAGACATGGTCGCGCTCATGGAGGCCGCGCCTGGTGTCGCCGAGGCTGAGTCCCTGGTAGCCCAGCAGGAGCTACGTGAGGTCATGGCCCACGCCTGGGAGCAGATGGACCCGCGTGAGCAGTGGGTGTTGGGCGCATCGCTCAACAGGAGCATGAGCCTGCGGGCGATTGCGACGGAGTTGGGGCTGTCCAAGACCCAGGTCCATCGGATCCTGGTGGCCGCGAAGCGGAACTTGGCCCTTGCGTTGGCCGACGAACCCGTGGTACAGTCTCGGCTCCGATGATCACCGAACGATGTGCCTCATGCCAACCCGACCTCGACGACTGGCGTTCCGTGTCCAGTCGCGAAGCGAGCGCCACGCTGCGTGACAGCTGGTGCGAGCACTGCTGGGGGCCCGCCCCCAAGGAGAACAGCTGATGGACTATGACACCCAACCACCCCCGACCGTGGGCACCACCGTGCCCGCCTCACCCGTGACCACCCAGTCCCAGCCGCTGGCCGCGACGGGGCTCGACCCGATCATCCTCATCCTCGCCATCACCTTCCTGGCCCTCGGCATCGCCGTGGTCGCCTCGGTCAAGGGGCTCGGACGCAAGTGAGCGAGGTGCGGATCACCGACCCGAACACGGGTGGGGCCAAGGGCCAGAAGCTGGAGCGCATGGACCTGCTCCCGTGGGACGCACTACTCGTGGTCGCCAACCACTACGGGGTGGGCGCCTCCAAGTACGAGGACCGCAACTGGGAGCGAGGCTACGCCTGGAGCCTGAGCTTCGGTGCCATGCAGCGGCACCTGGCGGCGTGGTGGCAGGGCGAGGACCTCGACGACGAGACGGGCACCAGCCACCTGGCTGCCGCCGCCTTCCATGTCCTGGCGCTGATCGCCTACCAGGAGCGGGAGACGGGGACGGACGACCGCCCCGCCCGTCGCCCCCTGCCCGACCCCGCCAAGGTGGCCCGCCAGCTGGAGGCGTTCGAGGACGCTGAGTGGCGCCGCCAGTTCCGTGTGTCGCCGTGGTCACCCGACCGTCTGTACCGAGGCGTCTGATGGCCAAGCGGAACTACAAGCCCAAGCTGCCCGTCCCACACAAGAAGGCGTGGTACTACGGGTGTGAGGGCGGGCCGCTCAACCGCAAGTACTTGCGGCTTGACGACCCGTCTGCTATGCTCAAGGACGAGATCTACGTTCCGTCCGCCATCCCCCTGGAGATCGACTTCCCCGATGGGAAGTACGTGTACCAGGAGCCCACCAACTCGTACCTCTGGAGGTCCGCATGACCGAGCACGATCTGAGTGTCAACCAGGCGCGGTGTCCGCACCCCGACTGCGTCGGTGTGACAGCCGCACGCTTCGCCAGGGCCGTCCGTCTGTTCCAGACGTCCGACGAGGGCGACTTCGACACCGAGTCCTGCGGCCTGGACTGCGAGGCCTGCATCGAGGACACCGTCCTGTGGCTGGAGGACAACGACGCCGACCTGTACGCCCAGCGTCAGAACATCGACGCCGACATCGAGGCTTTCCGCCAGGAGTACCCGCCGCTCGGGTTCGGCCAGCAGCCTGGTGCGGTGGGCGCTGCCCTGGCCCGCACCACCTGGCCCCGCAAGACCACCCTCAAGGGCGTCCAGGGCTTCCAGCTGAGCGGCGACCAGTTCAGCGAGTCGTACCTGCTGGAGCAGGCAGCCCAGATCGTTGGCGACCTGGACCGCTACGCGGCCATCGTCGCCATCTCGTTCAACTACGACGAAGAGGGTGTCACCCTCGCCGTCACGTACCAGGAGGACTGATGGCCATCGACCCCGAGTTCGGCGAAGAGCAGGTGCTGCCTGGTATCGAAACCGATACCACGGCGACAGACGAGGCGCGTCCCGCCACCCCCGAAGAGGTGGACGAGATGGGCGACCAGATCGCCGAGGTGTACCAGGAGCTACTCCAGGACAACGCGGCGCTCAGCCGTGAGATCCTGAGCGAGGCGGACCCTGGGATCGCCCTGCCCATCCAGCTGCGTCTCACGACGCTGCGGCTGGACACGCTCGTCGAGGTCGTGCTGCGGCAGGCGGACAACCCCGCCCTGACCATGACGTTCGCCGTCGAGTACGAGACACGCGCCAACGCCTACTTGGCGGAGTTGGCGTCCCAGATCCGTCAAGCGAAGCTTGCGATCTAGGACCATTGTGATCCACTCAGCTGTCGACGTGGATGTCGTGCGCCTGGCTGCGCTCCTGGAGAACGCACTGGGGGTCGTCACCACGGTGGGCGACCATGCCAACGGCATCCCAGCGGGTCACATCATCATCGAGGAGGACCGCACATGAGTGACCCACTGACCCCCGAGGAGATCGACGCGTTCGCCAAGGCGCTGGGGATCGAGCCCGAGCAGGTGGGCGACGCAGCAGCGGAGCCCGTGCGTGCCACGGGCCACCCGCGGCTGGCGGGGACCCGCTACGAGGGTATGGCGGGTGTCACACTCGACGACGTGGTGGACCAGATCTACTGGATGAGTGACGAAACCATCCAGGAGTTCTTCGGGGACAGCATGTTCGGCATCGCCCAGGGCATCGGCTCCGACATCGCCCCCGCCATCGCCCAGATCATGCAGGCCATCCAGTCGCAGGACGGGCTGACGCTCATGGACCTGGACAGGTGCATCCGTCGCCTGGCGGTGGTGGTCACGGCCTCGACCGTGAACGCCATCCGTGAGGACTTCCTGCCGTACATGATCGAACCGCCGTACGACGAAGAGGATCCGCTGGATGAGGACGAGGATGACTGGTAGCCTGCACCTTCCGAGGTTGGGGGTTGACATCCCAGCCGACTGGGTTTACGCTCTCGGCATCCACAACCAAGGAGCCCACATGACCAACCCCGACTACGAGGTCGCTGTCTCGGCGATCGTCGACCAGCCCATCGGCCACCTGTTCTGCACCTGGCCCTACGACTACGTGAGGTCCGAAGGCGGACCGTCCCGTGAGGACACCAACTGCGACGGCCACGGGCCGAACGTCATCCCCGTCAAGCCCCGCTACGGCGACTGGGCTGGCCAGGCGGCGTGCCCCGCACACATCGGTGCGGTGCTCAGCTTCGAGACGACCGAGGTCATGAACGTCGAGTGGCACCAGGCCCTGGGCCGCATGATCAAGCTCAGCGACGGGTTCCACTACGTGTACTACGTGGAGCACCACGCCCGCCAGACCTGGGCCACGCTGCACGTCGCTGACTTCGGCAACTACACCGTCGAGGACGGCGAGACGGTGCGGGTCCGTGTCGACGAGGTGCTGGCCTCCGAGGTGCGTGACTCGTGATGGTCATCGCTGACTACCCCGCACGCTGCATCGTGTGGGTGTTGTCCACCCAGGCCGCTGGGGTCGAGCGCATGGCGCTCGGCCTCCAGCACCTGGTGCGCTGGTACGGCCTGACGCACGAGGTCACCAAGGTGTGCGTCGAGATCGACTGGGACACGGCGACACTCACGCACGAGTTCTACGAGGGCGAGTGGTCGTCGCCCGACGAGCACGACTACGCGCTGGTGGTCAACTGCCAGCTGTGGCCTGAGGGTCGCGAGGAGGATGCGGTCGACCGCACCATCGGCATGAACCTGAGTAGCGACGTACGCCTGGCAGGTGCCGTACAAGGCATCCTAGCCGCTGACCCAACCCTGGCGGAGTCATTCATCGACCGCGTGATGGTCTTCGAGGGCTAGCTGGACTGGGCTTCGATCTCCGCGCGTGCCGCTTGCCACGCAGAGAAGTGCCCGATCACCACGGCGTAGACAGACACCCACACCACGAACGCCAGCGAGTTCGCCAGCAGGATGCAGATGGGCACCGCCAGGATGAACCACACTACGGTTGCCCATCCGTGGAACTTGCGCTGACTCTTCGGGTTCCCGAGGAACCTAGAAACCGCGGAAGCCACGGCCTGTGCCCTGGCGCGGTTGCGCCTGGATGAGCTTCAGGATCTGGCCCAGCTTGGGGAGTGGGTTCTGCTCGCGACGTCGGTACTCGGCGTCGCCCTTGTACTCACCGACGTGGGGCAGCTTGGTCGGCCCCTCCAGGGACCGCCCACCTAGCACGTCCCCGAACGCCCTAGAGAACCGCGTGGCGGGGTCCGTCTCGGCGTGGGCGATGCTGTCGGGTGACGCGAACCCGCTGTCGGCGTGGATGGGTGTCGACGGGTCCACCGTCAGGGGGCGGTACGGGTTCGGGCGGAACCAGGGGCGCACCGCATCGTACTGCGACCTCATACCCTCGCGTGCCCCCAGGGACATGTCCTGGATCCAGGGTGACACCTTGGGTGGGGGCATGGGTCGCCGCACGGGGGCCGACGGCCCCCCTTGGCGACGGGTCGTCTTGGGGGGATCGAGGGATCGACCGTCCCCTCCACTGACCCGACGCCTGGGGGTGGGCATGTCAGGTGGGCTCGTTGCGCACGGCGTACACGCCGAGGGCGGTGGCCACGGCGACAGCCAGGGTCAGCCACTCGGCCGAGGTGACTGCCTCGGGGGCGGACACCACGACCGCAGCGACCCAGCCGAGCACGGCTGTGACGATGGCGGCGATGGTCTTGGAGTACGGTCCGAAGCTCATCAGACCTCGTCCTCGTCGTCCTCGACGACGAACCCGCTGGCGTCGTCCTGCTCGACAGGCTCGACACCGACGTGCTCTTCGTCGTCCTCGACGACCTGGCGCTCGTCGTCCTGCTCACCGTCGAGCGGATCCTCGACGGGCTCGTCGACCTCGGGGACGTCCACGTCCTCGGGCTCGATCGCCTCGAACCCCGTGGGCTCGACGTCGACATGGTCGCCGCGACCCTCGGTGCGCTCGTCGACCTCGCCGTGCAGGTTCTCGTAGCCGAAGACGGCCTCGGTCATCGCACGGTTGACGGGCTTGACGGTGCTGCCGTCCTCGAAGTAGCGGACGGGGTTGCCCTGGATGTCACGCTCGGACGGCTCCTCGCGCACCCGCTCGGGGCGGGCGTGGAACGTCCCAGGGACCTCGGAGTAGCGGTACTCCTCGTCGCGGTACGGGTTGGCGGGTGAAGTCTGGGATCCGCGGTCGGAGCCCGTGTTCTTGGTCTGGTCTTCAGCCACGATGGGCTCCTTCGTGTTGGTCCACCTCGGCGGGGGTGCCGAGAGGTCTGCAGTCTCGCTCGATGTCAGCCAGTAGCTCCTGCATCCAGCGATCGTCTTCGTCGGGCACGAGGTTGTCCCTCATGGCTTGTTGGGCACGCTCGGCGTGCCCCCCAGGTCCCGCACGACGCGGTTGGCCGCGTTCGTGATGTCGGCGTTGAGTTCCTTGCGGAGCTTCTCGAAGTCATCCTTCTGGATGGCATCGACCCCCGCGATGACTCTGAGGATGTCTCCGTCCGTCACGGGTGCTCCTTTGTTGTAGGTTCCTGCCACGGCTGGCAGGACGATCTGCTTGAACTGTTCGATCCGCCTGGGCCCAGGACAGATCTTGGCGACCTGGTGCCACTCGCGGAACTGGATGTGGTAGCCGAACCCGTAGCCGTCCCACGTCGGCGTGGCACAGCGGGGGACGTCGTACTCGACGGCGTACCAGTCCAGCAGGCGTGTCAGCGTGGCGACCTGCGCGGGGGTCCAGGGCTCCAGCCCAGTCCCCACCGTCTCCACACTGGCATAGAAGTTGTTGGCCTTGTAGTTGGCGTCGGCCCTCTCGGCCGCGCCCATGTACTGGACCAGGGTCCCGTCTAGCCCCAGCCCGAAGGTGGACTCCAGGTTGGAGGACGAGTTGAAGTAGGCCCAGGGGTCACTTAGACCACCCGTGGAGTGGACGACCAGTCCACGGACGTGGATGGTCGGCTGCTGCTCGGGCAGGCGGTGCTGCACGGCCCAGGGGACGGAGTCAGGTCCTGGCATCAGACGAGGATCAGCACCAGGACGACGATGAGGATGATGATGAGGACGGTTGCCACGCTCATGGGGAACAGTCCGTTCTGTCCCTCACTCAGGCGCCTTGACGGGGGGGAACCGCTCCAGGCAGCTGTTGTACGCTGCCAGCAGCTCGCCCACCTCGTAGGTGTCCTGGATGGCATCGTCGTACGCCTTGGCGAAGGCGTCCTGGCGGCAGGACGACAACCGTCGGTCCTGGCGGACCGCCTCAGTCACCCGCTCGAACTTCTGGCCCAGGTCCTCGACGGCCCTGTTGCGGGCCACCAGGGCCGCGCTCAGGAAGAACACGACGAACGTCAGTACGATGCTGAGGACCACGGCCCCAGCTGCCAGCTTCTCGGCCAGGCTGCGGCGTCTGTCGTTCTCGACGACACGCTGCTCCAGTGCCTCCAAGTCCACGACGCGGCCTTGTGCGGCCTCCAGATCTGCGACCATCACAGCAACTTCTCCCTGCGGACGTATTCCAGGATGGCCCTCGTTACACCCTGTGCCAGCTTGTCCGCAAACTCTGACTCCAGGAAAGCGATCCTGGCCTCGTGCTGCTCCGCCAGATGGCGGTACTCCTGCGCGGTCTGCAGGGCCTGCTCGACCTCCGCCTTGCGCGCCTCTGCGATGTCCTTGTAGATCTGGGCGACCTGCTCACGCTTCTTGCCCACCAGCCCGAAGGCGGCGGAGAAGCCGCCCGCCACACCCAGAACCAGGGTGATCAGGGACGTCAGCGTGAAGCCGATCTCTTGTGCGGCTGCCACCAGGATGGCGATCATCGGATGTACACCGACTCGATGTCAGTGCCCAGCTGCTTCTCCTGCTGGGCCCGTTCCTTCAGTTGCTGATCTCGTCGGTACATCTCATTGGTTCTTTCGGTGGGACCGACGTTTCTGGACCCCAGTCCCAGGAAACTCAGCCATGCAGTGAACACACGCTCTTGGTACTTGTCCTCGGACGGCGCCTGCCGCTTGATCTTGCCGAGGGTGGGCAGTGCCTGCTCAATCGCATACACATGCTCACCTCTCATGCGCCAGCGTCCCTTCGAGTCCTTCTTGGCGTAGTTGAAGGCGGACAAAGCGGGCAACAGCCCAGGCATCTTGGTCCAAGCGGGCAGGTTCTCGCCCTTCTCGGGGTCGTTGTAGTCCTGGTTGAGCGGGATGTCGCCGAAGAACTGCTTGTCCTGGATCATCTCCAGCGGGGTCTTGAAGATGGGCGCTGCATCCTGGAGCAGGCCTGCGACAGGATCCTCGCCCATGCGCTTGGTCGTCTCGTCCACCTGGGCGAACGGCAGGTCAGGCATCAGGTAGTCGACGTTGGCCTCGGAGCCACCCAGCCCGAAGGGCAGGAAGTCGGGCAGGGTCCCCAGCTTCTGGTCCATGCGGATGGCCACAGGGGAGCGGCGCACGTACTCGGGCGCCAGCGGATCTCTGTCGATGTCCATGTTGTCGCGGAAGATGTTGAAGCGGCTGTACGTCTTGGGGTTCCGCATCATCGACTCGAACTGGAGGGGCATGTTGCGGCTCGTCCAGGTCCAGAAGGGGATGATGCGCTTGACGTACTTCTTCTCGAACTGGCTCAGGTCGCTGTAGTCGAAGTGGAACTGGAACACCTTGTCCCGTGCCAGGTCGATGCCACCCCCCTTGCGGAGAGTGTCGAACATGAGGGCCCCGCGGTGGTAGTCCTCCACGCGGTTACCGCCCCCACGGCTGAGGCGCGTCAGGGGGTTGTCGGTGGCGATGTGCTTGAGCGTGTAGGCGTCGCCCTCCTTGCCAGCGAACTCCGCCGCCTCCGAGGTGAACCTGTTGCCCTCGGCGAACCGCCCCGAGTCCTGCATCTGCTGGACGATGGGGCGCCACTCGGCGTCGACTGCCTCGATGCCGCCCTTGCGGTACTGCTTGGAGAGCTTGCCCCACAGCACGTAGGACCCCACGTCGACACCAGCGGCGAAGTTGTTGAAGAACGCGCCCATGCTGTTGCGGGCGTGGAAGCCTGGGGTCAGTACGGCGTACGTCTTGAAGCCGCGGTTGGCGGCGTCGATGAACTTGGCCAGCTTCTGGGGGTCATCGAACGCCTGCGAGGACCTGAGGAAGGCGTCGACCATCCACCCAGGTGCCTCCTCCAGGTCACGGCCGAAGGCGACCATGCCGTCCCGCCCGTTCTTCTGGAAGATGGCCTGGGCCTTGCGGTTCTGGAGGGCGGTCACGCTGTCTTCGAGGGTCATGGCCTTGGCCAGCTTCTCGTCCAGCTGGGCAGCCGACTCCTCGGCTGCCATCTGCAGCCCCACCACGTACTGGGCTTCGGCCTCGATGTCGCCGTCCAGCACGTCGATCATCTCCATGATCTTCTTGCGGTGCGCCTGGGCCGACTCCAGTGCCGCCTTGCGGTTCGGGTTGCGGGGCGACACGGTATCTAGTGCCGCCTCGACCTCATCCAGCGCGGCCTTGGTGCGGCGGAACAACTCGCCACGGTCAGCCATGGCCAGCCGTCCCGCCTCGTTCGCCTGGTCCATGACGGCCTGGGCCGACTGGATCACCTTGCGCTGTTCGGCCTCGGCGCCGACCGCCTCGGCTGCGCCCACCACGGCCCGCTGCACGTTGGGGGCCTCGCCGACGTTGGGCAGCTGGATGGGCTCGTCCACGATGGGCCCCGCCAGGGAGCCACGGGCCTCGGCCTGGGGCGACCCCAGCTTGCGGACCTTCTGGGCCTCCTCGGGCAGCGCCCTCAGGGCCTGGATCTCATCCCGCGTCTCGCTCAGTTGGCGCTGCAGATCCTCGGCGTACTTGGTCTTGCGGGCGACGATGCGCTCCACGGACCCTGGCATACGGGCACCCGTGCGGGCCGCGTCCTCCGCGTCCAGCATGTCGTTCGTCGCGTCCTTGAGCTTCTGGCGCAACGTCTGGGCCGAGGCTTCCAGTTCGGCGATCCGCTCGTCCTGGCCCTTGAGGGGGATGTCGTCCGCGATGTTCTGGAGCCGCTCGGGGATCGGGTCGGTGCCCGTGCCCCGACGGTTCAGTTCCTCCAGGAAGGCATCGCGGATGCGCTCGTCCTCACCCGTCATGCTCCCAGGGACCCGCTGCATCTCGTCCAGGCGGGCGATGTGGGCCTCAAGCTCCTCGTCGCTCAGGGTCTTGAAGGCGGTCCCCAGCTTGGCGTGACGGTTCGCGATCTCGTTGTCCCACTTCTCCAGCTGCTGGCGCTTGGCCCTGGAGGTGGGCAGGCCGTCGTCGATCTGGTCACGGATCTCCTGGGCGCGGGCCTCCAGGTAGTCCAGGTCCCACTTGGTGATGTCCTTGCTCAGGTTCTGGCCAGTGGGCTTGGGGATGGTGCGGCGGTCCGAGACGTCCACGGGCTTGCCCGTGCGGGCGTCGATCGGGCGCTCGGGTGCCAGGGTGGGCTCGGCGAACACCTTGGGGGCTGCGGCGTCGCGCGTCGCGCCACCCAGCAGTTCCTCCTGCGCCAGGATCTTCTTGCGGAGTTCCGCCCGCGTCATGCGGACGTTGACGTCCTCGATGCCCATGGTCCGCGCGTAGTCCAGCAGGTCCCGCTTCGTCATCTTGGGGAGGCGGGTCTTGACCGACGGAGGTGTCGACGTGGCCTTGACGGCCTTGCCCCGTAGGGCGATCTCGTCGTCCAGTTCCTTGGCGTACTTGCGGGCGACCTCGATCTGGTCGGCCTCCAGGGCGTTGGGGGCGATGTCGTCCTCGACGGCGCCACCCGCCTCACGCAGCTGGGTGTCCAGGACCTCCAGTTCTTCCATCAGGGCGCCCTCGGCGTCCATGTCCATGGTGCCGCTGGCCCGCAGAGCGGCCAGTTCCTCCTGGCGCCCCTCGATGGCAGCCTCGATGTCGCGGACCAGCCCCTCGTCCCGCTGGGGGGCGCGACGACCGACCTCGTCGGTCGGCCGCGAGTCCACGAAGTCTGCGACGTCATCCCCGTAGCGGCCATCGGCCCCCTCGGAGGGGGCCATGCCCCGCATCTCCTGCTTCAGAACCTGACGGCGTCTGACCAGTTCCTCGGTGGTGACGTCCTTGAACATGGGGTTGCCGTTGACGGTCCCCTCGACGGGCGTAGCCGCCGCCGCAGGGGCGGGTGCGGCCTCGTCCACCCAGGCAGAGGAACGTGTGACGGTGGGCACACCGCCAATCGCCCCAGGAGGCGCGTTGGGGTCGATCTGGCCCTCGGGTACCGCGGCGCGCTCGTAGGCCCCGCTAGCCACCGCCTCGTCGGACTGGCGGACAACGTTGGCCAGGGCGTCGTCCACATCCCCGCTCAGGTCGTCCAACAGCGGAATCTCCGCGTCTCGGGCCATCCGAGCCTTGCCGTACTGGTTGAGACGACGTGAGATGATACGAGGATCCACGCCCCGCGTGGTCCCCGTCTGCTCGCTCAGAATGCGGCGCAACTCCTCCAGGGCGGGGATGTCGCCCGTGTCGCCGAACCGCTGCTCGAAGTCCGCCACGTCCCCAAGCTCGCCAGCCAGCCGCTCACGGCGGTTGACCAGGGGATCCACGTTGACAGCCTGGGTGCGCTCGATCTCATCCTGGAGCATCTGGATGCGGGCCTGGATCTTGCCACGGTCGATGCCCTTGCGGGTCTTCTGTAGCTTCGCTTCCAGCTTGGAGATGCGTTGCTCCAGCTTCTCCACGGACTCCGAGATGACACCCTTGGCCCTCAGGTGAGCCTTGCCCGTCTCCGAGCCGTACATCTTGGCCATGCGCTCCGCGTACACGGGCAGGACCGCGTAAGCGTCCTCCTCGTAGATGTTGGCAGGGCCACCCATCTCGCGGATGATCGCCTCGACCTGGTCCTCTTCCAGGTCGCTGCCGTTCGCCAGCGCCTTGGCCTCGTCGGAGCCGATGACGTACTTGCCGACCTTGTCGCCCTCCTTGAAGCGGCGGCTGGCGTGGCCGCTCTCGCCCCACCCAGCCTTGCCGATCTCGTCCGTGCGCTTGGACACCAGGTCCATGGCCTCGTCCGTGAGCACGCGGGGGAAGTAGTCGTCGACCTTGGCGATGACCTCAGAGCCTGCGCGCTCGTTGACCTCCACGCGGATGGCCTCGATGGCCGTCTTGTAGTTGTCCGTCGCCCCAGGGATGATCGCGTCCAGCTGGGCTGCCGCCTCGGCATCCCCAGCGAACGCCCGCCTCACTAGCTTCCCGTCGACACCCTCGTCGATCGGGCCTTTCAATAGTGCGTCCATGGCGGCACCGAACCGCTTGCGAGCGTCGGCCTCGGCGCCCGCCTTACGGCGGACGGCGTCGATGCCAGTGCGGGCCGTCTTGTAGTCTCCGACAGCGTCAGCAGGGGCAGACTTGCTGCCCCGCAACACCTGGCGGAACTCCCTCAGGTTCTCCCCGCCCAGGTTGTCCAACGCCTGGCGGACGCCAGGCAGGTGCTCGACCTGGCGGAGTGCGCGCAACGGCGCGCCGATCTTGCCAGTGACCCCAGCACCCACCAGCGTCTTGCCGCCCAGGAACTCGGGGGCACGCCAGCCGCCGCGGGCGCCCAGCTGCGCCAACTCGTCTGTGCTGAGTCGGCCAGCGCCACGGTTCTTGCCAGCCAGCTTCCCGAGGATGTCGGTGCCCTCGTCCCCGAGGTCGATGGCCCGCCTTTGTAGCTCGGCCAGGTCCAACTTCGCGGGGCTCTTGCCCCCACGCGTCGCCGCGTCCAGGAACCGTCGTCCAGCACCCACCTTTCCTGCGCCTTCGGCGACCTCGTCTGCACCCTCCAGGGCCTTGGCCGCGGCCTTGCCGCCGCGCCCCAGGTCATCCACCACGCCGACACCAACGTAGGTCAGTGGATCCAGCAGCACGTCACCCGTGATGCCGACCCCGCGCTTGACCCACTTGTTGCCCAGCCAGGTGTCCTCGGCGCCCTGGTCCTCCAGGATCTGCTGGTGCAGGTCCCCGTACCCGTACTCGGCCTTGCGGAACACGTTGTCCGCCCACGAGGAGTCGTCCTCCTCGGCCAGGGGACCAAGCTCCGCGACCTCGTTGACCGTGGCCACCGAGGCTCGCTTCAGCTTGTCGATCGCCATCAGCGACAACTCGCCACCGCGACCCAGGAGGTCCAGGCCCTTCTTCCAGATGGGTGCGTCGTCGGGAAGCTCGTTCCCGCCCTCCTCGAACTTACGCTTGGCCCACGCCTTGGTGGCGGGACTGGCGTTCGAGCTTAGAATCTTGTCCAGGGTGTCCTGGGCGCCTGCGGCACCGCGATCGCCCTTCAGGGCGAGTGCGCGGGCGGGGGTCATGCGGTCCGTGTACCGCTGCTCGGCGCCCTGGAAGGCGCGCTCCCAGCCGCCGCTGGTCATCGGCATCGTCGGCGACCGCTTGGGGGACGCTGCCATCTCGAAGATGGCGCCCCAGTCTACGTTGGCAAACGGGTCGCGTCTCTTGGGGGCCATCGCACAACAGTCTGGCGTGTCCCGCCAGTTAGTACCAGTTGTGGGCCAGGTGGAACTGCAGGGCCTTGACGGGGTCCCCGTACCTGCCCGCGATGTAGTTCATGACCCAGCCCAGCTGGCCCTCGACAGAGTCCTCCAGGGGGCCATGGATCGAGGTCATCTTCTGACCCAGGCCGCGGGCCGACGACGTCGGGTTAGCGGCGTTCGGGTTCCAGCTGGACTCCTTCTGGATGAGGCGGTCGAAAGCGTCCCATTGAGCGCCTGTCCAACCCCGTTTCGCCAGTAGGCCTTGCGCGATGCCCTTGATCCCAGGCAGGTTGCCCACAGCCTGCGAGCCAAGCCCACCCCGACTAGGCGTGCCAGCACGGCCAGTGTACCCACCGCCACCTCCTGAGAACATGTTGCCCAGCATCTTGCCGACGGCCATCCCCGTAGGGGTGCCCGCCTGGTTGGCCACGTTGCCCATGAACTGGGACATCTGGGGCATCCCACGCTGGGACGCCGAGTCGCCCTGGGTCTTCTCCAGGGCCATCAGGAACTTCTGGAGCGGATCCTCACGGGTCGCCTGGGCACCCAGCCCACCCAGCAGGTCGCTAGACCTGAGCCGTCCCTTGTTTCTACCTAGTGCGTCGCCGAGGCTCATGAGTACATACTCTCCCAGCTAACGTCCAGATGGTACCCTGAGCCTGCGTCGTGCAGGAGCGTTCTCGCTCCCTGCCCGCGCAGCCACTGCGCCACCTGGCCCAGCAGCTTGTCGTTGCCCGAGAAGTCCGCCTTCCAACCGCGGGTGTGCCCGCTGTTGGGGACGCCGTTCACGGCAGCGTTGTGCTTGGGGTCCCTGTAGCCGCTACTGAATGTAAGGCCCTGGGAACCCCACTGGTCCAGTGTCTTCTTGATCCACTGCTGGACCTCGGGCTTCAGGCCCTCCCAGCCGTTCCCCGTTGACGGCCTCCACCCGCCAACCCCCATCGACGCACCAATCTGCCCGCCAAGCCCTCTCGAACCAGGCGCTCCACCAGCCACCGTCGTGGTGGGGGTGCCCGACGCCATCTGCTGGACTGGCTTCGGCTCCGCGAAGCGGGGTGCTGGGGGCGGGCCCTGAGGGGCCATCGCATCCAGGTACTTCTGAATCAGCGGGTTCGGGGCCACCGTTAGAAGCCACCGCCGCCCATCTGACGGACGAACTGCCCGATCAGGTCGTCAGCGGCCTCGGGTCGGACCACGTCCGACGTCTGGTACCACTTGCGGACCAACTCCTGGAGCAGGCGCTCGTTGAAGTTGATCTGCTTGGAGCCCTTGCCCGTGCCGTACTTGCGGGCGGACGCCTTGTCCATGCCCTGGGCCAGGAGCTTCAGGGCCGACTCCTCGTCCTCGGCCTGGATGGCCTGGCGGATGATCGTCTCCGAGTCGGCGTTCGTCTTGCCCGAGATGGAGTTCTGGAGCCACCGCTTGACCGCACCGCGGCCAGGCGTCTTGTAGATGTCGGGGTCGCCCTCGGTCTTGGCCACGCCCTCGGAGATGCCCGCCTCCAGGTCGGCCAGACTGGCGTTCTGGTCGTACGCGGCCTGGGCGTTGATCTGGTTCGCCTCGTTGGTCGAGGCGGCGTTCTGCTGTTCGGCCTGGGCGACGGCGCCAGCCTGCTCGGCCAGGATGCTGGTGATGGCGTTCATCAGGTTCACCTGGAGGGTGTCCCCGTAGCCGCGTTCGCGGGCTGCGCCCTCGAACTCGATCGAGGCCTGGTCGTTCTTGGCCAGGGCCGCAGCGTCGTTCGTGGCGTTCGTGGAGGCCTGGTTCTGAGCGGCGATCTGGGCCTTGTTGGCAGCCTGCTCGTCGATCAGGTTCTGGACCACACCCTCGTCGACACCCTGGGCGCGCAACGCTGCGACGTCCGCCTTCAGTTCGGGGTCGTCGGCGTGGAGCCTGGCCTCGTTCTGCTGCTTGACCCGCTGCTGCTCGGCCGCGTAGTGCTTGGCATCCGTGTCCGCGTAGGCACGGCGGGCCCGCACGCCCTCGGCGGCGGTCCGCATCAGTTCGCCCTTGTTCATCTCCGCCTGCTTGCGGACATCCGTCTGCGCCTGGGCGAAGGGGGCCTTGACCGAGTTGATGTCGATCAGGCTGGGGTTGACCGTGGGGGCCTCCCCCAGGGCCTCCTTGCCGATGCCCAGTGCAGCGGCGATCACGTCGCCGATGGTCATCTGCTTCTCGGGCTGGGCGTTGCGCTTCTTGTCGCCCTTGATCAGGTCGCTGAGACGGCCCGAGCGGTTGAAGTCGTCAGCCGCCTTGGACCGCGAGGTGCCGCCCATGACGCCAGTGCCGCCGCCCTTGCGGGTGGCGCTGGTGCCAGGACCGTTCACGTTGTAGGAGGCGTCCCCGCCAGCCGAGATCGGGTTGCTGCGGGGGTTGCCGCCCGTCGTCGTGGTGGCGATCGGGTTGCCGTTGGCCCGCTGCTGGGCCCGCCTGCGCCTCAGGTTGGCCGCGTACTGGCGCGGGCTGGGGCCAGAGCCGCCAGCGGTGTATCGGGAGTCACTCACGAGCCGTAGCCCCTGTTCTGATCGAGGGTCTGACGGAGAGTGGCCAGTAGCGCACGCTTCTGGTCACCGATGTCGAATACGGTGTTGGCGTGGGACTTGTACAGCTGTTCGCCCGTCAGGTCGAACTGCCGTTCCCTGAGGCCCTTGGCGGCGCCCAGCCTGAACAGCTGGTCAGCCTTGTCGACCTTCATCTGGCCCAGGCCCGACTGGTAGCCGCCCGAGTTCAGACGCCCACCCTTGGCCCAGGTCCCCGCAAAGCCCTTGCGCTGGTCTGCCCAGTTGCGCAATAGATCCTTGCGGTCCCAGGTGTACTGCTGCTGGGCGACATCACGGTCGAACTTGGTCTGGGCCCGACCATAGCCCCACTGCTGGTCAGCCTTACGCTTGGCCTGGGAGAACCACTGGGATTCGGAGGGATATAGCGTTGCCACGCTCAACAGGCTCCCTTGTCCCTAGATGTGGAACTTGTGGATGGAATGGCCGAACAACCTGGTGTTGTTCGCCGAGTTGGACACCGAGAACCAGGACTGCAGGGCGAAGGCGATGGATCCGCTCCACGCCTCAGCCCAGCCCGTCGAGGAGCCGATCACCCAGGTCATGTTCGTCGCCTGCAGGGCCGCATCGACGCCAGAGAACGTGTTGGACATCACGAAGACACCACCCAGACGGGCCCCCGATGAGCCCGAGCGGTGGATGACGCACCTCAGGAACCACTTGCGGCGGTTGGCGGCGGTTGTCGGCGAGATGGCCGCAGGCACGCAGCTGTAGGCCCCCGCGTTCAGCAGCCACGTCCAGGTGGGTGCGCCCGAGTTGCACTGGAAGTCCCCCCAGGCCTCGATGATCAGCCCCTCCTCGTTGGAGGCGATCGTGCCAGCAGGCAGGGTGTACGTGAACAGGTCCTGGGGGGCGGCGGATGCCGCCGTGGTCACGGTGGCAGCCGACGAGTCCAGCTGGGGCAGCACCAGCGCCGTGCGGACAGCAGCGGGCCCCGCCCACGAGGTGTCGTAGTCGGTCCCCGAGTCCTTGATGAGGAGGTCGTTGGCCACACCGCCCGCAGGGACGTCGCCCGCGCCAGCGGGCACGGCCCACGAGCCGTCGTCCTTGAGGAACTTGGTGCCATCAGGGGTGCCCGTGATGCTGAGTTTGCTGAGGGCGATGCTGCCCGCCAGGTCGGCATTTAGGATCGCCCCAGTCAGGTTCAGCTTCCCGTACGCAATAGCGGCCGAGACGTTGACGTTGGCGTTGGTGATCGTCCCGATCAGGATGTCACCCGTAGCGCCACCAGTCACCGACTGGTTGGCGGAGATCTTGGACCAGGCGATGGCCGCAGACGCGTTCACGTCCGCGTTCACGATCGAGCCCGTCAGCGCCAGCTTGCTGTAGGCAATAGCTGCAGCAGCGGCGATGTCAGCGTTCACCAGGCCCGACCCGAAGTCCAGCTTCGAGCGGGCGATGGCAGCCGAGGCTGACACGCTGGCGTCCACGACCTGGCCCGTGGTGTTCAGCTTGGACCACGCGATCGCAGCGGCGGCGTTGACGTCGGCGTTGACGATCGTGCCGTCCTGGATCTCGTCCGTCGTGATCACGCTCGCGTAGGCCAGGGCCCCCAGCGCGGTCCATGAGGTGTCGAAATCGGTGCCGCTGTCCTTCTTCAGGACGTCGCCTGCGACGCCCCCCACGGGGACATCACCGCCACCCCCCACACTGATGGAGTCGACGATGGTTGTCAGCTGAGCAATCAGCGACTGCAGGATCGCCCGCATCACGGGGTCCCTGACGGACCCCAGCCGAGGCGGCTGCCACGCCATTACAGGATCGTGGCGGTCATCTGGATGGGCGCGATGTCAGTACCCGTCATGCGGGTGTTGCCGCCGCCCTCCAGCCGTCCACGCACCTTGAGGTTGACCGTGGCGCCAGCAGCGAAGTACGTGTTGTCGAAGAAGATGCGCTCCATGTAGAAGCCGCTGTTCTTGTCCGTGGCGAACACGCCGTTCAGCTGGACCGTGGCCTTCTGGATGATGACGTTGGCCGAGGTGGTGATCCAGTACTCGGAGGCACCCACCCCGTAGTCGGGGGAGCCAGTGTCCTGGATCTCGACCAGCGGGCAGTACACGGCGACACGCAACCCCAGGTTGCCGTCCAGGGTGGGCATGGTGAAGGCGGGCAGCACGACTCCAGCGTCGGTGATCGAGGAGCCGCAGTACGTCCCAGCCGTCTCCCGCTGGTACGACTGGACGACCCCGCCCTGGCGGTCCACGTAGCTCTTGCGGGTGGCCTGGTTGGCGGACACGGGGTCGGAGGCGGGCAGGCCGAGGGCAGCCGTCATGGCCCGCGTGCCGTCCTTCTGGATGACCTCGTCGTTCAGGAACTCTTCGATGGCGTCGAAGTTCGCGTTGACCTCGGCAGCCAGTGCCAGTTCGCCCGTCACCATGGTGTACGGGAGTGAGATGTCAGCCACTAGCGGACCTTCCTAAAGATGTGGGGGATCGAGACGGAGGAGACACCCCACACAACGGGCTCGTGTGGACCCTCGTACTTCAGCTGGACCGAGTACGCGTTCCCCAGAGGGGAGCCGCGACTCATCGAGAAGTCGGCCCCCTCAGCGGCCCAGATGGCCTCATCCCAGTTGTCCTCGTCCCAGGTCAGGCCCTCGGTTTCCGCCCCGATCGTCTCCTGGAACGTCTTGGAGCGTTCGGCGCTGTTGTAGTTCTTGTACACGACGACAGCCACCTGCCCGAACCCAGCCGCGAAGTACACGGTCATGGGACGCCGCCACCGCTTGCGGATGGCGGGCTGCTTGGCGTCGAACCAGGGCGTCGTGAAGTAGCTGACGATCTCCTGGTGCTCGCCACCGACGGTGATGATGTCGTATGGCTGGCCCACCAGGTCGGTCTTGACGATGATGCCAGTACCCGCCAGCACGCCCAGACCCCAGTGGTCGTCGGCGTCGGGGGTCCACTCCAGCATGGGACCCATGCTCAGGGAGTAGCGCGTGAAGGCGCCAGACTTCCCGATCGAGGGGTCGAACACGAACGTCTCGTCGGGGGTGCCGTTCATCGGGATCGAGCACCATACACGATCGTTTATGTACCCCAGCGTCACCTGCTGCAGGTCGTTGTCGTCCATGAGGCGCTCGTCCACGAGTGGCCGCAGCCGCTCCCCGATGGGGCGCGCGCTGCGACCATCGTAGTGGCACAGGCCCACGGGCCAACTCCAGAAGTACACGCCCCAGGGCGTGGACACCACTGCGTTGGGCCCCACGGCCCCAAGCTCGTGGCTGACCTCGTCGAACTGCCAGCTGTCCCAGGCGAAGCCCATGACGATGTGGACGCTCTTGCGCTTGAACACCAGCAGGTGGTCACCTGTAGGAACCAGGGCGACGATCTCGTCGCCGTTGACGCCAGGGTCCACGTCGACCCAGTCTTCGCTCCGCCATGACTCGGGGGCGTTCGGGTGGCTCCAGCGGATCCTGTGCGGGTAGCGGGTCCCGCTCTCGTACGTGTTCGCCACGAACATGTGGCGGTGGTACACCGCGATGTGCTTGGCGATCGGCATCTTCGCGGACCCAGGTACATCGAAGTCGTCCGCGTACGTCTGGTCCAGCCGTGTCGCCGTGGAGCCCGTCCACTTGATCGGCTTGTCGGTGCCATTCTGAATATACAGGGTGTCGTTGAACTGCCCGTAGTCGAATGGCGTCGTCACCGTCTGGGTCGTAACGATCGTCGACCATGCTCCCCCCGTGCTGTACTTGACGTTCAGCCCATACCCAGCGAAGATCTGGGAGGTGGCTCCCAGGCGGTGGAACTGGCCCAGGCTGTGGATGGCCGCGCCAGGCGTGTCGGGCCCCCAGGGCTCGACACCGCCACGGATGCGGAACCCCCCACGGGGGTCCACGTCGACGTTCAGCAGATCGGGGGACTCGTTGTCCTGGAGCGTGAACTGGTTGGCCCTGTAGTTCAGGCCACCCGTCCAGTCCCGAACGTTCAGGACCTTGATGTCGCGTGGCATCAGAAGGGCGGACGCGGGCCCAGGAGGTACTGGGTTTCGTCGATCGGGGCCGAGCCGACGATCAACGGACGGTGGCTCGGGGCCACCATGTAGTCACGCCACAGGCGTTCCAGTTGCTCGTCGAACTCCGCCTTGTGCATCATGGACAACTCGGGGTCGTCCTGCTGGGCGTAGGCCATGCTCAGGCCCCACTTGAGGAGTAGCGTGTCGAACTGCTCGGGGAGCGGCGAGGTGGCGCTGGGGCCACCCGCCGTCCACCCCGTCACCTTGCGGTAGCCCGTCACTGGGATCGACTCCGCCGTGGTCGGAGTCGGCCACAGGAACAGCGACCCACCGAAGGTGGAGTATGCCAGCGGTGCGCTGACCGTCCCGTACTTGGGGCCCTCGTGGTGGGCCACCCACCTGTAGTCACTGACCGTCAGAATCTGGTCGACGGTCGGCAGCGTGTCAGCGAGAACGTACGCCTGCTGGTCGGCGACCGTGGTGAACTCGGTCGCCACCTCCAGCCACGGCCACTGGCGCTCCCGCCGCAGGATCTTGGTCGTGCCCTCCTCGATGAACTGGTCGAAGACGTTGTCCGTCAGGTCCTCCTCGTCGAGGTCCAGGAACTCGCGAACGTAGTCGCGCATCGTCTGCAGGTCGAGAGCCACGTTACCTCAGCGGGTCGGGGCTGGTCAGTCCAGCCAGGTAGACCAGGGCGTCGCCGACAGCCTTGCCCTGGGAACGGAGATGCCCCGCGCAGTAGAACGACTCCTCGGTGCGCCACCCCTTGCAGGGGGTGCCGTCCTTCTTGGAGCCCACGCAGTGCTTGAGGCCCTGCTCGTCGTCGGGGCGGTATGCGATGTGCCCCTCGTCCGCAGCCAAGCCGATCTGGCGCGCCCCCAGCACAGAGTCGTGCTGGACAGCTGTCGGCGAGAACTGCCGATCGTAGGGCACGCACCCCTCAGGGTAGTACCCGACGTCGTACGGGACGGGAGCGTTGGGGTCTGTGACGATCACAGACCCTCGAAACGGTACGTCCCTGCAGCCTGGGCGCTGTCGAGGGTGATGCCCCCGCCTGCGGCCTGGTCGAACTCGCTCGTGACGTCCTTCCAGACGCGGTGGACGGTCCGCAGGCCCAGCTTCGCTGGGGCGGCGATCGTGTCCAGGTCGGCGCCAGCGCCGAGCGTGACGGTGACAGAGCGCTTGCCATCCACGGTGACACCGTGGACTGGCGTGGTGACGGCAACAGCAGCCATGGGGTTTCCTAGGGTCGGGACGGGTTGGGTCTTCGTTCCTGAGACAGGCGAACCCGTCCCCTAACGAGAACGGGGGGCCCCTTAGGGCCCCCCGTTATGCCGACTGACCAGGATCAGACAGCGGTCTTGCCCTCAAGCTTGGCGCCGCCGAGCTTGCGGTTGGAGATCCACATGTTCGCGTAGGAGGTGATCTGCGCGATACGTGCATCCACGTTGGTGGGCTTCTGGAACGGGCCGTTCTTGAGCCAGACGTCCTTGAGCTTGGTGATGCCCAGGAACTTCGAGTTCAGGAAGTAGACCGAACCGACCTCCAGCGTCTCCAGGGCGGCGTCCGCGACGTGCGGGGCCCCCATGAAGAGGATGTTGCGGAAGCCCGCCTCGCCCGTCTTCGGATCGGAGATCCGCTGGATGGGCTGCAGGAGGCTGACGTGCTTCTCGTAGAGGGTGCCCCCCGAGAAGACGCCGTCGGGCTGGTTCGAGCCACGGGAGGCCGCGTTGAACGCGGTACCCATGCGAGCCAGGCTGAGCACCTCAACCGTGCGGTTGACGTGCGAGCGCCAGAACTCGTTGCCAGCGGTGGTGGCGTCGATGCCACCCACGACGGTCACGTCCGAGGCTTCGTCGCCGACGAGGGCGGCGACACCGAGGAAGTCCTTGGCGGAGTTGCCAGTGCCGTCGGACGCGAACATGGTCGCGAAGTCGTCGGCAGCGGACATCTCAGCCTGCTGGATCTTGGCCTCCAGGAGGTCGATGACCTCGTTCTCGCCGCTGTTCATCGCCTCTTCGAGGCCAGCGATCGAGATGCTGACGGCGTGGCTCTTCCACGGGTACTCCGCGGCCGAGATGCCATCCTGGGGGTCGGTGTCGAGCGTCTCGTACATGCTGTACGACGCCGAGGTGCTGTTCTTGCCGTAGAGCAGCGGGATCACAATCTTGTGTCCGCCGTCCTTGGTCTTGATGCGGTCCTTCCGCGAGAGGTACGACCACAGGCCGACCTCGCGGGAGATGTTGTCCTCCAGGGTGTCGCGGTAGTTCGCGAGAGTGGTGGTCAACAGCGCATCGTAGTTGGCGTTGACTGCCATCTAACTCTGCTTTCTGCTGGTAGGGGTGTTGGGGAATCAGAGGTGCTGGGTCAGACACCCAGCTGGTCACGCGCCGCACGGAGTGCGGAGGCGACCGTCTTGTGCCCACTCGTGGGAGCCACAGCTGCCGCGGGGTTCCGCGACGTTCCGCCCGCGACATCCGACGCACCACGCTTGGCCTCCAGACGAGCCTGCTCGCTAGCTGCCCGCTTGGCGGCGGCTGCCTTCTCGGCTGCCGACTGCTCAAGGTGGAACCTTGCGTAGGCGTCTGTCAGGTTGTCGTAGTTGCGCTCGATGGCGAAGTCGACCAGAAGGTCGGGGTCTACCCCGAACTGCTCGACCAGGCCGTCCAGTTCCGCTTGGACCTGGGTCGCGTACTCACGCTGCTGCTGCCCATGAACGTAAGCCTCAAGCTCTGCGATCTTCCGTTCCTCATCCGTGAGGTACAGATCGTCGTCGTTCTCGGGGATCTGGTTGCCCTCCTCGACGCCGTACGCTGCTTGCAGCATCGCGATCGTCTTGTTCGGGTCCTGGCCGAGAGCCTTGTACAGAGCTTCTGCCTGCGCTAGGGCTCGGCGGTCCTCGGCGACAGACTGGGTCTTCTGCGTGTAGTCCTGCTGACGCATGTACCCGTCGCGTAGGTCCGCCAGTGGAACAAGCTGCTCTTCGCCGTTGACCACGACTGGCACGCGCTGATCGGCGTACTGGTCGAACTCTGCCCACGGCTCGTAGGCCTCTTCCACCTCTGCGGTCTGCTCACCACCGTCGGCTTGCTCGTCTCCGAGGTCCTCGATGGGCTCTGATCCGCTGATGTCACTCACTCGGTTGCTCCTGGTTTGGGAATCTCCCTGGAGGGAGTTGTTCTCATAGCCACTGTCTGGGGTGTCCCCTCACAGCACGTAGTGACCCACCCGCACGCATCACAGCGCTCGTGCGCGTGCTCCGCGCGTATAGGGCTACCGCAGCGGTCGCACCACACTCAGTAGCCCCAGTAGGCGTCGTACTTCGTCTTGACGCCCGTGGGCCAGCCCTTGGCTACGCCTGGGGCGTTGTTGTAGCCCGTCTTGGGGGTGCCGTCCTTGTCGTACAGTCCCATGTGCTCCTCGTGGGGGAACGGGATCTCGTAGAACCCGCCAGTCCCCTCGTCGGGGGTCTGGTCGAAGTCCTGGACGGAGAAGTAGAAGACGGGCCCCGACCTGAGGTGGCCGCGGTTGTTGGTGCCGTCGAACGCCCACTTGGCGATCGTCGTCCCCGTGGGCCAGCTGTTGGTACCCGCGCTCACGCGCATCTGCCCGCGCAACTCGTTGTAGGACTCGGTGGGACTCAGGAACTTGCGCTCGTCGTTGGCGGAGGTGGGCGGCGTCCCGCGCCGCACCCCGTAGCCCGTGACCGCGGTCTGGTGGGTGGGGAACCCACACTCCGTGATCCAGATCTTGAGGCCCGCACCGCCGTGGTCCACGGCGACGTTGTGGATCATGGGCAGATCGTTGGCGAAGCTGTTGGAGATGACGTCCTTGTTGTGGCCCCAGATGGCGGTGTATGTCGACGAGGCGCCTGGACGGCCGTACCAGTACGAGTGCGTGCAGATGAAGTCCAGCGCCAGGTACGGGTGCCAGCCCCCCTCGGCCTCGGTGAGGCCGTGGTGGTTGGCGGGGTCGCTCCAGTAGGCGAACATGTCCTCGATCCACAGCCAGGACTTGATCCGCGCCCCGTTCCCGTAGCTCAGGGCCAGGACGGCCATGCCGCCGTTGCCGATCTTGATGTCGGTGGAGATGGTCTTGGCGGCGATGTACGTCCGCTTGAGGAGTTCAGCGTACTTGTCGGCCACGAGCGGGCCGTACTGGGAGGGGGACCCGCTCTGCGGTCCCTCCTGCCAGAAGATGCCCCAGTTGGGCTCGTTCCAGATCTCGTAGAACTCCACGTAGTTCGAGGCGTTGATGAAGGAGGCCTTGGCGTTGCCGTCCTTGTGGTAGCGGTTGAACACCTTCTCGGCGAACGTGCTGATCCAGGTGTCCATCCACGCGTCGTAGTCCTCGGGGTCCGAGGGCACGCGCTTGTCGGTCCAGGCGGGGTTCGTGGTCCACTTGGCCACGTAGTAGATGCCGATCAGGCAGACGATGCCGTTGTCCAGTGCGGCCTCCACCTGGGCATCCTCGGAGGTCCAGTTGTAGACCCCCTCGGCCGTGTTGATGTTGTTGGCCTCCATGGGGATGCGGGCGATCTGGGTGGGACCGCCCACGCCTGCGCCCACCGTGTCGTACCACTGGGTCTGGCCGCGGCCCGCCAGGCCCTTCCAGGACCCGTCGGGGTCGTACTCGGGCGGCGTGTGATCCTCCAGCGGAGGCGGGTCGACGGGCGGGACGTCGCCGTGGAACGTCTTGCGCCAGCCACGGATGCGGGGGCCCGAGATGCGGGCCCCCCAGGTGGTGGCTCTCATGACTGGCATCAGGCGACCTTCACGGCTGCGACCCAGCTGTTGGCCTTGAGGATGCAGGCAGCTGACGCCTCGGCGACAGACTGGCTGTAGCGGATCTTGAAGTCACCCGCCGTGGTGATCCTGAGGTAGCCAGTGATCCTGACCGTGACCTTGTTGGAGGTGCCCTGGGTGGCGGCGGGGCAGGTCGAGCCGATCGTGACGGGGCGCATGATCGAGGGCCCGATGCGGTCCGTGCCCGTGTCGCCTGGGTCGATGCCGTGGACGGTGCCGTCGAACGAGGCCCCCGTGGGGCCCGTGAACCCGACGACCACGTCGCCAGTGGCGCCGTTCGGCCCCGTGAAGTACAGTTCCGCCTCCAGCTTGTACTCGCCCACGTCCAGCGAGGAGATGGTCAGCCCATCCCGCAGCACGGCGGTGGTGCTGCCCGCGTCGTCGTTCTCCAGGGCCACGAACTCGTTGATCCAGGCGGGGTTCAGGACCGTGAAGTTGCCGCTGTGGTCGACCAGCGTCAGCTTGTCGCCGACGTCGGTGTACAGCCACACGGTGCCGACGGGCGGGTACTCGCCCTCGGCGGGCGGGTTCGCAGCCAGGGTGATCGGGATCATCCCATCGGCGTCCCTGTAGATCAGGCGGTTGCCTGGGGCGGGCATCCCGTGCTGCTGGGTGGAGTCCTTGTGGACGTCGACGTTGATGTCGAGCGCATACAGCCCGTTGGCGACCTCGACGACCCAGTCGTCCAGCTGCATCGTGGTGCCAGCCCAGTCGATGGCGGGGCCCACCCATGTGGCGCTCAGCCCGAAGGTCTGGCCGTCGATGTTCGTGACCTCGGGGATCGTGATCGCCCGTGCGTCGTGCTCCGTGCCCGACGTCGCCGCCTTGTGGGCGGTGAACGTCGAGGTGGCCAGTTCAGCACCCGTCAGGGCGTCCACCTTCGTCTTGTGGGCGGCGGTGAACGCCTTGTTGGTGGTGCCGTCCGTGATGCTGTCGGCAGACTGGGTGCCCGTGTGGGTGGCCCTGTCGCGCAGCTGGGCGTTCGTGGCGTTCGCCGTGGCGCTCGCCTCGATCCCGTTCAGCTTGCTGAGTAGTGTCGACGTGAAGTACTTCTGGGTGGCCGTCTCGGCGACGTTGGCGAAGGTCAGCGCAGCGACCGCGGTGCTGATCTGCGCGGCGGTCGCCGCATCAGCCAGTGCCTTGGTGTAGTAGCGGGCGTCGCCACGCGCCTGGTTGTAGTACTGGGTGTGGTCGTCGGAGTCGGTGACGTGCTCCAGGTCGCGGTGGTCCAGCGTCCCGATGCCAGCTTCACCGCCCAGGTTGCCGTCCTTGAACTCCTCGACGACCTCGAAGACGTCCAGCCAACCCCAGCCCAGGTCCAGGTACTCCCTGATGGCGTTGACGGTGTCGCTGTCGTTGGGGTCAAATAGGTCGAATTGGAGCGCGTCGATGACCTGCTCGTACTCATAGCCACTCGGTCCTACGGCCACACTAGACTCCCAGATCCAGGCCAACCTGGCCCATCAGCTGCGCCAGTAGCGCAGGGTCGAGCCCCTGGAGTTCAGGGGGCAGGTCAGCGCCAGACGGCGCGGGTGGAACGGCCCCCCCAGGGGGCGCGGCCATGGGGTCACCAGGCGGCGCCGCTCCTGGGGGCGGTCCGATCGGTTCGCCAGTCGCGGGGTCAACCGCGCCAGGCGGAGGGGGTGCCATCAGGAACTCGTCGGGGTTCTTGACCCCGTTGGCCGTCAGGATGAAGCGGATCATCGCCCCAGGATCCACGACGGTCCCGACGAACGGCCCCAGGGCGTTCATCAGGTTCATGGCCTGGTTCTGACGGAACTGCTCGTTCTTGGGCATCGTGCTGCCCGCTTCGACCTCGTAGTCCGCCTCGAAGTCCAGCGTCTCCTGGTCGTACGGGACCCACAGGGTGGCCCCCGCACGGCCCGCGACGTGAGCCACGGCCTCGCCCGTCATGTACTGGCGGGCCAGGCAGTGCAGGTTCCCGCCGATGCGGGCGATGAAGTCCTCGATCGTGGCCAGCTTGTCCTGGGAGCGGGCGTTGACCGCGTCCTGGATCATGCTGGCTTCCGTGGCGGTGCGGCGGATCTCGCCGCCCTGGCCACCACGCTGGTAGTCGGATGTCGCCGTGACCATGTCCACGTTCTGGATGATCTCGCCCGAGTAGTTGAACAACTCGGGGGGCGGTGCGTTACTGGGTGCTGGCGCAGCCACCTCGGCGACACCCCACTGCCCATCGAGGACGGGCACCCACTCTTCCTCGCGGGATTCCAGTGCAGCGCGGCCAGCCTGGCCGAGCGCGGACTCCCTGTAGAAGACCTTGCGGGCGAACTGGCGCCGCGTCTTCATCAGCTGGGTACGGGTGGCGTTCAGTTCCCGCTGGAGCGGCTCGATCGCCTCCAGGTCCCCCATCGGGTAGAATTGGTCAGGAACGTCATAGTTCCGCAGCATCTCGAAGGGGTGGCCGAACTTGTACGGCATCTTCTTGGGCTTGATCAGGAACAGGTCGCTGTGGTCCCCGAAGACGCACATCGTGCCCTTCTTCAGATCATAGAACTCCCAGATCGTGACTCGCATCACGTCGTCGTTGTTCTTGGCCCGCTTCTGGTCATCGACCCACTTGGAGTTGATGCTGAGGTGCCCCTTCAGGGCCTTGCGGGCGCCTGCGTCCCATAGCTCGTTGGCCTTGGCCTCTTCGATGGGCATGACGATCTTCTGGCAGATCCAGCCCATGTTGCGGTCCGTCGTCGACTCGGGGTCCACGAAGATGTCGTTGAATGACACGCGCTCAGCGAACGGGCGATCCTCGTCGATCACCATCTTGGTGGTCGGCAGGTTCGCCCAGATCTCCTCGTCCGAGGGCAGGTGCTGGGCCATCTCGGGGTCCGCCTGGGCGGCACCCTCCATCTCCTCGACGGCGGCAGCGAACTCCTCCTCCATCTCCTCGTCCGTGAGGTCCTCGGGCTTCTCCTTGAAGCGGTAGCCCGTCTTCACCCAGCCGTGACCCACCATCAGGTAGTCATCCACCGCGAGACGGATCTCGGGGCGGATCCCGTACTCCTTGTTCTTGAACCAGTAGTCCATGACCGCCTCGGAGACAACGGCGTTGTCGTCCTTCTCGGCGTCACGGGCCGTGACGGTGATCTTGGGGTGGTTGACGGCGATCGACGGGGCGATCACGTTGACGGTGGCGAACGAGATGTTCACAGCCACCTGGTCGTCCTTGGACAGACTCTCGAAGTGCTTGCCGCGGTACATCTCGACCATGCGCTTCCACAGGGCGTCGAAGCCCTCCTGCTCGCGCCACTTGCGGCTGATGTCGATCCGCAGCTGGTACCGATTCAGCTGGTCCTTGAGGCTCAGTTTCTTCGCCACGCGTTAGACCTTCACTGGGCCGTAGTAGTTGGACTGATGGTACGGCTCGGGCTCGATGCCCCGAGCCCGCGCCTGGGCAACGCCCTGATCGCGTAGCTCCCGACCCGTGGGGCCGTGGAAGGTTTCCTTGCCGTACGTGAACTGCAGGGGCACGCCACTGGTGCGCCAGTAGGCGCACTTGCAGCCAAAGCAGTCGTCGGGGCCGAGATCGCAGTGGGTGTCCATCACCAGACTGGTGATGGCGTCCCCCTAGGTGCGAGGGCGGACGTTGTGGGTCCCGATCGGGGTCCCCACCGCGGGCTTCGGCATGACCTGCTCCAGGGCCCACGCGAACGTCCCCTCAAGAGCTTCTTGGGCCTGGGGCTGATCGGGGTCGTACGCGTGCGGTACCATAGCCCACGCAATCGCCAGACTCATCACCCTGTCGTCGTGGGGCGACCCCGCCGTCTTACCATCTGGTAGACGGACGTACCGCACCAACTCCTGGAGGGTGCCCTTGTCGTAGATCGTCAGGGAGCCATCTCGCATGGCTCCGCCTAGCTCGTCGATTATGCGCGGCTTCGTGACATGAGACGTGTAGAAACCCAGTTCCTGAGTGGACTTCTCGATGCGGTTAGTCTGGAGGGTCCGTTGGAAGATGCGTGGGTAGCTAGCGCGCTGAAGGGCTTTGATGGTGGTGAGCCCGTGGTTGTTGACCTCCACACCTGCCAGTGCAAGGTTGTAGTAGCCTGCAAGGCGGGCAACTTCCAGACCATACAGGTCAGGGTCAATGCTACCGTGCCAAACCGCCACGACGACACCAGTGTCCACCCGAATGACGTGCGCCGCAGAGAAGTCGCCGTGTTCGAGCCCCATTGCCACGTCCGCGCCCAAGACGTACGAGCGGTACGGCTGGGGCCACTCATAGATGTTGAGCGGGGACGTCGAGTCTTGGATTGGGGTGACTCCGCGCCAACCATCGGGATTGGCGGCTTCCAAGCGGATCTTCTTGGGGGCACTGGGGATATACCCACGGATCACATCCACATTGAAGACGGGGTTACCTGACTTGATGAACGCCTCTTCGGGCGTTGCTGGGAACTCCTGGTGCAGCTGCCAATCCTGGAAATCCAGCTTCTGGCGCTCATACCATTCTTCGTCGCGGTCGGGCACAGCCCACCATGGAAAGAAGATGGGGACGAACTCAGACGCCTCAGCCACATAGGCGCGTTCCCACATGTCGAAGAACATGTTGCCCATGCCATTGGCCGTAGACAAGATGATCACGCGGCCACCGATGTCGAACGTCGGCTTCACGGCAGCCCACGCATCCTCGGGGTCGGGCATGAACGCGAACTCGTCCATGGTCATCAGCGTCACCGTGCGCGACCTAGCGGGGTTGTTCGCCGAGGGGTGGCTTTCGATGTAGGACCCGTTGTCGAACGTGATCCGCTGGACGTTGCGGTCGGTACGTTTGGCCAACCGCTCAGTGAGTTTGGGGTCCATCTGATCGTAGGCGAACGACGCCATCCGCAACGCGGCCTCGGCGTCGTCCTGCTTGCGGCTCAGGTTGATCGCACTGTGGTCGCGCACCGTCAGTGCGCGCCACAGCATGAACGCCATCGTCAGCGTCGTGAACCCGATCTGGCGTGCCTTGAGGATGAGGACCCTGTCGTCCGAGATGTAGTGCCGCGCCGTCTCCAGCTGGGCTTCCCGAAGAACCAGTTTGCGCCGCCCCTTGGGGTGGGCGATCCAGACTTCGTTCTCGCAGAACGACTGGAACGCGGCCAGCTGAGCATCGACATCCTCTTCGGCTACGCCTCGGCGGTACTTGCGGATCTTGCGCTCGTAGACGATGTCATCGAACGACAAGCTCACAGGTCACCAGCGTTCACGCGTCGCTCGATCTCCGATTCTAGTGCCCGCTGGTACTCCGCCTCCAGCTGCTCGTCCGTCAACTCGGCCGCGGTCGTCGTAGTGACGACCTCGACCGTCGGACGCCAGCGGTCCACGAACTGCATGTACAGCTGAGCGGCCTTCGTGTCAGGGCGTGTCGCCGTAGCGGCACGGTGCATCGCATCCAGCACCTCCTGGATGCGAGCGGGGTTCACGTTCAACTCGCCCAGGCGCTTGTCCCAGGCCTCGCGGAACTTGAGGTCACCCTTCCACTTGGACAACGTCTTGGGGGCCACGTTGTGGGCAGCGGCGTACTCGGCCTGGTTGGCCCACTCGGTCATCCGAGGGTCCACCAGCCACTCGATGAACTCCAGCTGGTCGGGGCTCAGGATGCCATCGCCCCTCTGTCGTCGAGGCTTGATCGGTTCACTCATCGTGCCACACGGTGCGGACTGTCCCTCGCGCGCGTACTGTTACTAGTACAGTAGGGGGAACCCCACCCTAGGTGGGGTGACCCCCACAGGTACAGGTACAGTTTCCACGACGACAGCCCGAGGCCGACAGGCCGAGGGCCTCTTGTACCGTGCTTTCCTCGCGTAAACACCCCGCAGAACCGTATTATTCCCCGTTTCGGCAGATGTCACCGAGAAAACACGGTTCCGCCGTCGATTGGGACGGATTCCGCGCGCCAGAGCGGGATACGGACCGTAGTTGGGGCCCCACATGCAGTGACCAGGGGTTTCGAGGACCCTCATAGTTGCACATGGACCAAGTACCTAGCGCATACGCACGCCACCCACCCCCCCCATGGTACCCCCCCCTCCCCCCCCACCACGCGCGCGACTCAATCTACCGCGCACACGCGCGACTTTGATGAGACGCGCAGTAGTAGATCACCCACCACGAGGGGCATCAGCTTGACATAACCCTGGTGTTACCACGAGTAACCCCCCCA